TTGGCTGCCGAATGGATAGAGCTGTCGCTAGTCCCCACGCCTGCTTTCGCTGGTGCTACGATCAGTCAAGTAGCGGCGGAAGCGCCACAAGTCGAAGAACCAAAGGAAGAACCCAAAATGGAAATTACCCCTGCAGTTGTTGAAGAAACCGTAGTGCCTACAGCACCGATTTTTGCCACAGCAAAGCGTGAACCACGTTTGCCTAACGCTTTTGAATTTATGGCCGCAATCCACAAGGGTGGAATTGAAGCCGCTAACGCCAACAAAGTTTGGGAAGATTACCGCCAGTACCACAAGTCGCCAATTGAAGCTGCCGCTGGTGATGTGACAAGCACCAATGTGGCCGGTATTGTGCCCTTGCCGTTGCTCGGTCCAGTTTTTGCGGATATTAACTACATCTCGCCGCTGTTGACAGCCGTTGGGACAAGGGCAATGCCTGGTGGCGGTACTGGTTCAACGTTCATTCGCCCGACCTGGACAACCCACCCCACCGTTGCCGAACAGGCCGCACAGCTTGACGCCGTATCAGCCACCACTTCAGTGATTGCCTCGAATACGGTCACCAAAAAGAGTTTTGCTGGTGCCACCACCCTTTCATACCAGACCGTTGACTTCACAGACCCAGCCGCTATGGCAGTCATCATGCAAGACCTTGCCGGTCAGTACCTGCGAGCAATCGACAACTTCGCTTGCGACAACCTTGTAACCGCCGCTTCGTCCGATGGTGTTTGGGACTTGACCGTGGCCGACTTGCTGAAGTCAATCTACGACTGTGCAGTCACCACAGTTGCCGCCACCAACTTCTTGCCAACCCATATCGCTGTCGACCCAACGACCTGGGGTTTGATGATGCAGCTGACGGATGACCAGAAACGACCAATTTTTGGTTACACGGGCGGTGGCCTCAATGCGTTTAACGCAATCGGTAACGGTGGCATTAACGCTTTCCAAAACGCCAACCCACTTGGCTTGCAGATCGTTGTTGATAACAACTTCGCCGCAAAGACAATGGTCATTTTTAACAGCAACGCCTACGAAATCTACCGCCAAGACCGTGGCCTGCTTTCGGTTGAAAACCCCAGCACCATTTCACGCACCATGTCAATGTTCGGTTATGCAGCAACCTTTGCCGCTAACTCAAGCATGATTCGTAAGATTACCCAGGCTTAGTCGAAAGGCGGTTAGCCGCCCATGGCTGTTTATCAAGTCATATTCCACCAGCGTTTAGACGATTACGCTGTGGTTCAAACATTGACAGAACCCGAACTAAATTTGGGCTTACCGTTCACGCTTGCTGGCTTAGGCCACGGTTTGAACGGTTCGCACAATGTTTACGCCATACCCGAATATTTGTTCACGGGCGTAACCAGTACTGGTGATCTAACATTTGATTACAACTATCCGATACCTAATCAGGTGTTGTTTTATGACGCAGGCGACGACCTAGACCGCTCAGCTGCAATACCGCAAGGCACTTTGACCTACACGGAAACCTGCACTTGGGTGACCGGCACACAAATTGGCACATGGCTAGGCATTGCTTTGGCAAGTGTTGACGAAACGGCTTTCTTAGCTCAATGTGCTTCGAGCGCCAACAACTTCATTTTTCGGCGTAGGCAAGAAGCAGGGTATACGGACTCTTTGACCACGGCCCCCAGCGGTGACGTAGAGCTGGCAACAATTATGTTTGGCGGCTCGATCTATAGACAACGTGGCGCCATAGACCAATTTGCAAGTTTTAGCGACATGGGCACAGCTACCGTGTCTGGGCTGTCGCCGTTAATCAAACAACTGGCTGGTATCCCACGGCCTGCGGTTGCATAATGACTGTCTACACCGACCTATTTAATGAGTCAATAGACGACCTAGCAACAACCCTTGCGACCATTACAGGCATGCGTGTGGTGTTTGACCCTGAAAAGATCAACCCACCGTGCGTGTTCATTGACGCACCCAGTTTTGATTGCTTCAACTACAACATCGTTACCATGAATTTTTCGGTAAAAGTAGTGACACTAGGGCCAGGCAATTTAGACGGCTTACGCAACGTTTTAAGCATGTGTGCGCAAGTCCTAGCAAAGAATGTCGCCGTGAAATCTGGGCGCCCTGGTTACATACCCGTTGGTGGCCAAACTTTTGCCGCATATGACCTATCCATTGACATGCAAGCACAGACAGGGTGATTATGAAATACACAATTATTAGCGAAAGAATCGGGACAGTAGGCGCAGAATTTGTGCCTGGTGCCGGTACAAACATTGAAGCGTTACTAGCTCACGGGTTTATTGAATCTGACGAACTAGCCAGCGACAAGCCCACCCCAAAATCTGCTAAAACTAAAGCACAACCGAAAAAGGATTAACCCATGGCTACTTCGACATACCTTTCTAACCCAGGCGTAATGGTCAACAGCGTTTCGTTGACCGACCAATGCACCAGCGCCACGGTCACCAACATGGCCGAAGCCCTCGAATCAACAGCCTTTGGTAGCACCAGCCGTGTGTTCGTTTCGGGCTTGTATAACCAGGAAATTACGCTTGACCTATACATGAGCTATGCGGCCAGCGAAACCTACGCAACTTTGGCAGCTCTAGTTGGCACCACCACCACCGTAAAGGTTTCCAACACTGTTGCCGGATTAACCACAGCTAGTGCCACAGAACCACGCTTTGAATTGGTCGGGGCGTATCTTGAGTCTTTGCCAGTTATCAACGCAACCATGGGCGAATTAAGCACCATTTCAATTACGTTTAAGGGTGGCGTTTTGACCACCGTTGTTTCTTGATCTAACCACCAACAGCAAAGGCCCGACATGCAACTAACACTTAGAATTGACCAGGGCGAAGGCCCTGTAGAAGTAAGCACCAACCTTTTCACCATTGTTTCGTGGGAACGCAAATTCAAGCGTAAAGCCAGCGACTTGGCAAACGGTATCGGCATTGAAGATTTGGCATACCTTGCACACCAGGCATGCCAACAAAACGGCGTGACCGTGCCAATCGTTATGGACGATTTTATAAAGAAGCTGGTGTTGCTCGAAGTTGTCAACAATGAGATTGACCGCCCTACCAAGCCAGTACCCACCGATACGCACTAGCCCAAGTTTTAGTAGCGACAGGGTACTGGCCACAGCAAGTAGAGTTTGACACCAACGACCTAGCAACGGTCATCAAGGTCATCAACGAAAGCAGAAAATAGTCATGGCAAACATCAGCACAACCATTTCTGTTGTTGGTGTTAAAGAAGCCTTGGCATATCTCAACGGTGTTGACAAAACCTATCGCCGTGAAATCACCCGACAGTACGCCGCAATTGTTGAACCCATCGTAAAAGACGCACAATCACATTTGCCTAGTAGCGCCCCAATGTCTGGCTGGAAACGCAACTACAGCGTAGGTGGACAAGCCAAAGCTGAAGCAAAAGGTCAAACTTCACGCCTTGTAGGTCGAGGCACCCAGCGTGACAACTTTAGTCGAGCAGCACCGGACCCCACAGACTTGTTGCCTTGGGACGGTGCCAAACAAGCCAAACTAATTAAACCTTGGGTGTCAGGTAAAAAATCCAAAGCCAACACTTTTGGTTTAAAATGGAACAGCAAAAGCGCCGCACTATTTGACTTGTCAGGCCGTGCCAAAACCCCACAAGGTGAGCAAATGATTACCGTATTGGGCGCCCGTTTTGGTGGCCCTAGCCGTGTGATGTGGAAATCGTACGAACGTGCTGATGACCAATTACAGGAAAACATGCGCCGTTTGATTGAAGAAATCATGGCAAGTGTCAACCGAAATATGAAGGTGATCTAATGGCTATTTCAATTCCGATAGTTTCAGAATTTAACCCCAAAGGTATTGACAAAGCCTTAAGAGAATTTCAGAAACTAGAGACAGCAGGGCAAAAAGCACAGTTTGCCATTGGCAAAGCAGCCGTACCTGCAGCTGCTGCTTTAGGCGTTCTGGTAGGTGTTGCTAGTGACGCTGTTGGCGCTTTCATGGAAGATGAAAAGTCAGCCAGCGCTTTAGCCAAAACATTAGAAAACGTGACTGGCGCTAACGATCAGGCTGTGCAGTCAACTGAAGATTGGATTACTAAAACTTCATTAGCCATTTCTGTTGCTGACGACCAATTACGCCCAGCTCTTGACAGCCTGGTGCGAGGTACTGGCGATGTTACCAAAGCACAAGATTTGTTGACTTTGGCTTTAGATATTTCTGCCGGTACTGGCAAAGACTTAGGTTCTGTAGCTGACGCATTGTCAAAAGCGTTTAACGGCCAGTTGGGACCACTAAAAAAACTTGACCCTGCTTTGGCTGGCATTATCGAGCAGGGCGGCGGCGT